AATTTACTGGCAGCTGCTTGGACATACCAAGGTTGTCCGCTTAGATCCTTTGCCATATCTGATAACATCTGTAATTTACTACCTTCTTCCGTTTTTCCTAAACTTTGTGCAGCATTACCCATTGCACCGGACCAAAATTTTTGAGCAGCTTCTTTTGCTCTTGGCAACATAAATTCTTCAAAGTCAGTTAATGTTGTCTTTCTTATTTCTTTTACTATTACTTCTAATGCTTCTAACAGTGTCTTGTCTGATTCTTGACTTAGTAACCACGTCTCGATTCTTTTCTGTGTTTTTAGCGGTATCCAATAAGTATAGATCACCAAGTAAAGAAAAAAGCTCAAGACCCAAATAAGAGCGAATGTTTCGTCGTTCATCCGAAAATTTTATCCTTGACATAATCCGTTGTTACCGGAAATCCTTTTTGAATCATACATGAAGTGATCCATGCAGGTCCTGCAACCCAATAAGTAAAACCTAAACTTTCTTTAGCATTCATAACACAATTTGCTAAAGCCGTTTGAAATGCGTGTGACTTTTCTTGTACAGGTTCGACAACACCACCGGTAACATCATCCTTAATTTCTTGTAGAGTTTCTTTAACGGTGTCCGGAATTTCTTGTATAGCATCTACAAAATCCATAAGCAATTTAATTGTATCGGATGTACTATCATATAATGACGCCAAGACAACACCTTTAGGAAGGTTTAGATCTACTGCTGGTATTATTTCCGCTATGGCAACAACTCTACCAAGTGCTTTTGCTCTCTTATCGATAAGCATAGCTCCATACCACAAGCCACCTTGTACAAAAGGACCAATAACTGGCATACCAATTTCGGCAGCTTTAGTCCAGTCTATGTCTTGTAAGACTGACTTTTTGCTCATACTAAGCGCATAAAAGCAATTTCCATACTACTTTCACCGCCACTATTGTTTGTTAACTTAAATTGTAAATTCTTTTGGTTAGCTAATAATCTGCTAATTAAAAATATATTCCATACATCAGCCGTTAGAGATTCGGCCGTATCAACAAATAAATCTTCCATATCAGACGATGGAGTGGTTGCATAAAGTGCTCCACGTAATGTTGCAGCTGCATTAACTGGGCTTAGATTAGCAAAAGGTATAGTATCTGGCCCCATTACTGCTGTCATTGCAACATTTCCTGTATTAGTGGGTTTAATTGAAATAAAGAGATCGCTAAAGCCTGTCATATCTATATGGTTTCTTACATTATTAGCAGGTGCTAAGACTGTGGCACCGTTAGCAACTAGTAAATGTGTAGTATTACCATAAAATATTTCATCGGAAGTAGGTACCCCGACCCATTCACCGGATACGGCATTAATAGTACCAACATTTACTGCCGGTAGAACTTCCTGTCTAACCTTTATGTTAGAATCTACTGGATCTGTTTTAATCCCTTGTGCCGTTTCTGCACTCCATGGTGCAAAGTCTTTAACCATTATTCAAAAGTTAAAGTAACTGCAACATCAACTGCGGCTGTACTTCCAACTTGTGCATAACTTACTTCACAACTGTTTCCAGATTGTACAAATAATTCGGTATCTTGTTGGATAAAGTTCTGATTAGATCCAGTACTTGTTCCCATTGTCATCTGACCGCCTGCTGCAAATACCGCACTTCCGTCTCTCATGGAGTTACCACTGATCTGAATTAGTCCTGTGAATTCTTCACCGGCTCCATCTGCACTCTGTGAAATTGAGATATGCTTTATTGCGGTGACCCCAGCCGGTACAGTAAACGAACTTGAAACTGTACTACCTGCGATTTGGTTCAAACTTACGAACGACGTTGAACCAGTAAGGGTTCCTGCCGGTGCGCTTCTACTTATTACTATAGCCATTGTTTTCCTTATAACCTAAAATACAGTTTATTCCCACCTAACTTTAGGTTAGGGAACATTCTACGAGCTGCTGCACCTGCTGCGGCAACTAGTCCAGCGCCAACTAATGTACGTCGGCCTGTATCTGAATTAATTAGGTTAATTGCATTTCCGGAAAAAGTATTGATTGCTTTATCTATTTGGCCGTCGGTAATATCCTTTATGACTCCTTCAACGGTACTCACTCTTGATGTACCGGGTTTACCTCTATTGAGATATGCTGCTACTGCCAGACCGCTAGCCATACCACTAATCGACGGGTGGGGGATTGTCATTCTTCGTGCCATTGTTTTTCCTTTACTTGATGATCTACGTGCAGGTGAGCGCTTAGAGCCTTTTGAGCGAGACTTAGCAGCCATGTAGCGTGCCTTTGAGATAAGTTTATTATCCTTAAAATACATCATACGACCATTCTTGGCTCGTTTTGCACGTAGTACCATATTATTGTATAGCAACTTCCATTATATAAACTTATTCACTACACAATCACTTATATTCACCAATCCTTACTAAAGAATAATGAGCGAGAACATATTAAGCGAGTACCAAAGTACTCCAAGTTTTGCATTATGGGATGGCGAACACGCTATCCTAAGCTTTACCGGTAAACTAGATCCTAAGTTTATAAAGGTAGATAGTAAAGGAAAAGAGCAAACATATTTAGGGATAGAATGTATGTTAATTAAACACTCTAATGAAAACTACCATCATAGACATAATACCGTTTGTATGTTAAGAACTGGTCAAGAGTCTACATTAGCGAAATGGGCAACTGACCCACAAGGGGGTATTAAAAAGACTGATTACAAATTGATATTCCGTGTCGGTAACTCTGCAAAACTAGGATATGACTTAAGGATAGAGAATGGCGCTTGAACTTAAAGGCGCAGACGGTAAGTGGTACACTTGGGCTAGTATAGACATATACCGAAAACATAGAAACCAAGGCGATGAACGGGAGATCATGTTACAACTACTGGCTAGCATTGGTCAAGAACTGGAGGACATCACCCATCTCCTTAAACCTGAGTTTGGGGATTAGGTAGGTTAGGGTATGTATTTAGGGGCTAGAACTGCGTTACGTTGCGTTAAAGTGGGTTATTTGCGGATTCCCATGCCACTTGATTCCGTTCTAGTTCCGTCCTTTTGGGGATTGGCTGCCTTCTCCATTAGTGGCATTAATTTACTGGCAGCTGCTTGGACATACCAAGGTTGTCCGCTTAGATCCTTTGCCATATCTGATAACATCTGTAATTTACTACCTTCTTCCGTTTTTCCTAAACTTTGTGCAGCATTACCCATTGCACCGGACCAAAATTTTTGA